TATCTAATTGCCGCCTCCATATCTCCCGCTTGCATGGCCTGCATGGCTTTTTTTAGAGGAATTTCCATTATCTTTTGCGGCGTTAGGCTATCGAATTGCTTTTGCTTGTCTTGGCGGAGATCATAAGCTTGTTTTTCCTGTTCGTATTCCGCTTGCGGCCCAGCCTGTAAAGCTCCGCCTACTGCTCGTCCAAAATCTGCAAACTGTCTTCCTAAATCTTCAGCCATTATGCACCACCTTGGTTTAGTTGCCGCAATCTTTGCGCCTGGAGACCGTACAGACCACCTGCGGCGACACCACCATAGATGCTAGCTGCAGCCGTTCCAGCACCCAAGGCAACACTAAAAGGACTGGGTGTTGATGTTCCTACAGTTGTCGGCTGAGCCATCCTCTCGCCCCTCAAAGAGGCGGCTTGAGCGCCGTACTGACCGCCACCAGCCTGGACATTGCCCATGCCGAATTGCTGATTTGCCATTCTTTGTTGGTTGATTGCATCGATCAGTTGCGTTGATTGTAGGGCCTGTCCACCGGAACCAGTCAAAGGAGCCATCCTGAGAGACCTTGCCTGATCTTCAATGCCTAAATTGGCTCCACCACGCGCCTGCGCAACGCCCAACTCTTCCCCCCTAAGGCGCTCACTTGCATCAAGAAGCTCTCTTTCATGTTGAGCCCTGCGCTCAATCTGTATCCCCTCTAATTGAAGCCCCCCCCTGCGAGCTTCGTCCGCAACCATTGTGCTGATTTGAGATGTAAACTCAGGGTCTGCAGGGTCTCTTCCGCTTGCGATAGCTCTATTCATAACTTGGGCAGATATCTGATCACCGGATTCTTTAATGCCCATTTTAAAAAGTTCGTTTTCAACGTGGTCTCGCTGTTCCTCGTATTTTTTAAACTGCTCGGTCATTGCCGTTAATCGGTTCTTGCCCTCGGATACAACTTTATCCATGTTGTTATACATTTTGGAAACAGCTTCTCTGGCGGGAGCCATGACTTCTTGAATGGATTTTTGTTGAGCCGCAGTTATTGAGAAGTCGCCGTTTAAAAATTTCATAGTGTTTTCTTGAAATTTATTGGTTATTTCTTCAGCCCTAGTTTCCTGCTCTGCTCTTTTTTCTCTCCTGGCAGCTCCTTCTTTTGTTTCTACAAGCTCATAAGTTACCTCACCTGCGGCGCCATGTTCATTAAAAACAGATCGGAGATTACCAAGCTCTACTCTCTCCGCCTCGCTTAGCGCACCTTGTTTCGCGCTGAGCGTATTTTTCCCGCCGCTATCAACAACCCTTTCTCTCTTCTTGAGATCCAAGTACCGACCATACTCTTCATCATTTAATCCTAAGCCAGTCGTTTCTTTCATCTCAAAGCCGGACTCCTCTAAAAGCTGAGGCATGACAGCTTGTTCAAACATCCGCATGAACTTTTTTTCTTGCTCAGTGGCAGCCGGCACCGTGGTTGTTTGTGAGCTTGAACTGCTAAATAACATATCAAATAATCCCATGCTCCCCCCTAACTTCAGCCAGTTTAATGCTTTTCAAAACCTCAACCCCGATACTTCCAAATAACTGGTTGTTCCTATATTCGCATCACCTTGAGATGCTTGAATCGCCCAAAGTTTTTCTCCTCCGCCCGCTCCCGTATGTGTGTAAGCAGCCTTCACCCACCCTAATTGATAACAGTTACTCGCAGACCCAACGGCAGATGAGCACATGATATGAGTTCTTGCCGTACAGTTCCCGATAACGGTTTTACAGTTGGCCGAAGTCACTGACTCAAGACCACCCTGGGGAGTGACCCCAAGAACTATGGCCGAACCGGTATCAATAAGCAGAACCCACAATGGATAATCTGTCAGGTCAGAGGCAAAGCCAAAATCCCCACCGGTTAAAGCGACCGAAAGGTTCGCGCTTAAACTATATTTAACCTGTTCTCCTGCCGTAGTGGTGGAGTTCATAACAATCTGGCCGAGATTCGTGGTTGATAAATCGGTCTGATCGGCGGCCACCAATTTAACCGTTGTATTGGTGCTTACATCCAAGCCAAGGTTAGATGGACCGGTCAATGATGCGGCCTCTAGGATCGCGACCCGGCCGTCTAAATTTGAAGTCAAGGCGGCCTTACCGACTCCGTTAAACTGGTAATCAGACCCACCAATATCAAGACCGATTTGTTTTAAGTCATTGACGACTTCAGTCGCCCACGCGCCGGTTTTGGAAGTGATCTCGTCCCAATGACGCTCTTCGACGAAATTATTATTAAACCAGCCCTTTACGTACTTCAGTAGAGGCAGCCCCATCAGACTTTCTCCGCGTGCATGACGATTGGGTGACTGGTGTCTGCCAGAACCTTAATCGTGGTGTTCGTCGAAGTTGTGATGTAGTACTGAAGTTTTACTGTTTTGAGTGCCGCCGACCAACTTTCAAAGGTGTGCTCTATGGTGATTTGCATGGTGTCTGTGGTTACAGTGGCACCAGTCACCCGGTGAAACTTTGGAATTGCTGTTGAGTTTTCACTGCCGTCAGTAAGTCGAAATTTGACATTTGTTTCATTTGTCGCGTTGGAAGATACGGATTCGATGTTAAACTGAAAGACAACCCTGAAATCTCCTGCCAACTCAGGAGTGATAGAAATGGCCGCGTTAGTGGTGTCCACGTCCGTAAATGCCCCGGTGGTTGCGATTGTAACATCCCCGCCGGTGTATGAGTCGACCGCATTTGTTTTATTATAAAGATTAGCTGTGTACTGAGCGAGGCCATCGTTATCAAATGCGTAAGCCGATCCGTAAGCGTCGAGAGAAAGCTGAACCAGGTTATCAGCCACCTTGTCGTTGATATGATCTTCAAAGGCCTGAAATATAGTCCTGAATAAAGTAAGTTGAGATGGTGCCGCATCATCAAGAGTATCTGAAGCTGTATAGTCTAAATCAGTAATTGAAGCCATTTTTTACCTCATGATGCTTTCGGCGTGTCCGAATCCTCTTCATACTCAAATTCGAATTGCAAGCCATAAATTTCAAAGTTCGTATCCTTCTCACCAGAAGGACTTACCACTATTCCAAATTCTATCGCAGAACCTTCGCAGTTTAAATCTATAAGAATTGATTTCAGGTTTTTCTTGTTACCCTGAATTGTCTTGTTGCTACTTGTATCACCAATTGTGTCACCACTTATTTGCGAACCACTCCCGCCGCCGGCCAGGTCAATAAGTTTTTCATCAACCAATTCCCCATCGACATACCACCTGAATGTAATTTCAAAAGAGTTTGGAAGTGGCTTTGCATAAAGAAAGCATCTGGTGAAATTGATCTCGGATTGTTTTTCATCCAAAGGATAGATGACGCCTGTTTTGATCTCGACATCGAACTCATCATCAAACCTTGTCGTGTACTGAGAGTCCAAAACACCCAGACCTTTTTCATTACAGCCGATCATTACACTCTGTCTGCCGAGATCAAAATACTCTGTTACGACCGGGTACTCGCAGTCTTCCCAGGTGAAAAACTCTTTGGAAAGTAAATTGAATCCTAAAATCCTATCAGGCACAGGAGAGCCGTAAGAAGGATAAGACAGAATATACATATTATTTTGTTGGTCATAGGCCGCCTTCATTGTTTTGCTGGCAGCCCAGTTAACATTCTCCTGAAACCACTCGTAAATCGGATAAGATAAAGTGGCCTCCTCAGCCGCTCCGTGTTTATTTGTAGCTGACAGGGTGTGAATCCCAGATGAAGAAACAAAGATAATATCGTTTTTTAACGTCACAATCGTATTGTGATGAACCGCACCGATTCCTTCGGACATTTGCTCCCTTGAATATCCGTATCCACCTAAAAAAAGCCTGTGAATTGATCTCCACTTGAAAATGAAAAGATCGTTCATAAATGTTCTTGAAAGGCCGGTAATGCCGACAGGATCACCGTCACCCGCGTCAATGGAAAACTGATTTCCCCCGTTGGTGAGCGAGTAGTTTTCAATGTCGTTAATGGCTGACCGGGTGATCGCATGAGGAAAATCCCCCCTACCTGCGTACCAATGTGCTTCATGGTGTTTGACAGACATCGTAGGGGGTGGTTCGACGTGACCAGATAAGATACCAAGGTCAGATAAAGATGTCCCGCCAGGTGAGTAAACTTTAGGCCTGGTGTTTTCAAAATTCAGAATTAACTTGTTATTGAACTTTTCAAAAACTACCGTATCCGAGTCGCTAACGGCCACACCTAAATCGACGGTCTGCCCATCTCTGATAACCTCAACACGTCCTTTTCTAACTTGAATAATTTCATTTGTTTGTCCCGAGCCTGATGTGCCAAAGAATTGCACGGCAGACTGAATACCGTCTCTTGCTCCTGAATAAGGAATTCCCCTTATGCCGGGCGCTTTCCTGATAGACCCTCGGTTTCTTAAAACAATATTCTTGGCTTTTTTTAAAGACCTCGGATCTTGAGTTCCTGGAGTGGAAGATAGATCAAGACCCTTGTTAAGTGGAAAAAGTGAGAATGTTTTGGTGTATCTCACCTATCACCACCGATCTACGTCATTGTCTTCGTAATAATAGGGATATTTCCGGTGCGTTGATCTGTCGGGCATGAAGATCAATTCATCATCATAATTTTCAATATCAGACGACATTTCTTTCAGGTAATCTTTATACTCAGAATCCCACATACTCCGTGTTCTAGCGTCCCTGTTCTGTAAGAAATGCTCTCTGATAACATCCAGTACAAGAATCATCCGATTCTCGTAAGGGACCAGTGGTTCGGCCGCATCCAGGCCCATAACGGGAGGAATTCTTGAATATCTGATTTTGGCGATTTTATCCTCTGAGAGAATACAAGGATAAAGGATCAGGTTTTTTTGCCTTGGGTTGTCGGTATCAATGGGGTCTTCAAAAAAATCTATCCCCATCAACCAATTAGCCATGGTCTTTGCGTGGTAAACATTCTTGCCGTTAATCGTGTAATGCTTGGGGACGCCGGCAAGGAAGGGTTTTTTGTATCTTAAATCATCAATGTAATCAGGACTCCTAGGGTAAACAGAGCCTTGATTGACAGCCCCCGGAATGTAGAGCTTTCTTATGTTCTGAAGGTCTGGATAAAGACCGTATTCATCCTTGTAGAGAGTGTAGGAAACACCTGATGCGGTATCTCCGGTATAGGCCGGCTCAATAGTCGCTGACGTGTTGCCTGCAACTCGCACTATGCTATAAGGAACGGGGTTGCTCCCGATCTTTATTTTCCACCGAAGATGTAATTGCTCAGTCCATACCGTACTCGACCCGGTAATTGCGTGAGACCCGTTGGTGACTGAAATCGTTCCTGTCGTGTATTTGGCTTTAAGAACAAGGTCTCTTGTCATCCCAGACCAGCGGTATGATTTTGAGAAACAAAGCTTTAAATGGGCGGAGTTGATTTTTTCCTTTAGGTCATTACGGTTTACTGTGTTGTCCGCGATTTTTCCTCTGCGAATGATGGCGTCTTGTATGTCTTTGAAGGTTTTGATTTGTTCGGCCATTAAGACCACCCAACAATAGGTACATCTCTTATGTATATTTGGGCAAAATCACCACTTGCCCATGTCATTGGAGATGTGTTGCTTACTGCTCCAACTGTTCCATCTCCATCGTCTTTAAAAATGGCCACCGACGTCGTGTTGTTATACCTCAACAACCCCTCAAAGTTGTCTGTGCCAGAATCTCTTATCGATACAGTTGATGCCAACGCGCTTGCGTTGGCACCTTTCGTTGTAGCTCTGCCTGTGTCAACCACAAGACCACTTGGCAAATTTACAGTTAAATTTGCAGCTGTTACAGCTCCATTTGCAAGCACCCTAATGTCGGAGCAGAAAAGTCCACCTTCTCTTCGCCAGTAGCCTTCATATGTCGTGTTTGCGCCGGTCCAGCTCCCGTCTGGAGTCCAATCCTGAAATATTGATGGCCTTCTCCCGAGATTGATGTCTCCAATTCCGGTCTGCACCGTCCACTCATCACCAGTGTCATTGAAAGCAGCCTTAAACCAACCAATCTCGAGACACGAAGAATCCCCCGCGAGCGCGCTATTGACTAATACCTTTTCAATTGAAGTAACACTTGCGGCGGACGCAGTATCGTCAGCATCTAAAATAACCCAATGATTGGGAATAGAAGCAACCCCCCACTTCAATGTTCCCGAGTCGTTAATCGCGTACACAGAGAGCATGTAGTCGGTCAGATCGCCCTTAGTTCCTTCGCCAAAATGCGCCCCAGTCAAATCAATGGTGACATCTGCGGTGATCGTAAATGTCGATAAAAGACCAGATGTAGTTGAAGGCAAAGTGACGTGCCCGACATTGTCTTTCGATAATGCTGTTCCGTCAGCGGAAGTGATCTTAATCGAATCATCGGCGTTTGTGGTTGTCGCCTCGGCAAGGCCAATATTAGAAAACCAGCCTGGAGTATTTGCCCCAGCCCTTTTAATCAACCCAGCTTCAAGTAATGCATCACCCTGTGCCACTCTTAGTTACCTTTTTCATCATGGTTTGTCATAAATCCTCAGCCCCTAAAAACTCAGGTCTCTGCTTGATCAGCGCATACGCTTTCTGATGCGGATTAAATTCTGGTTGCTTGGAATAGTCGAAAACACCGAAGATAGGGCTAAGTGAAAGTGAGCATAAAACCAGCGGCTTTTTGCCGGCCCGTCGCATGGCCTCGTTGGGAAACCCGGACAGCTGTAGATGTGCTGTTCCGGTCTCATCACATGACAGTACGGAAATTCTCCAGTATGTGGCTATTAGGCCGTGCTCGCTCTCAATTGATTTTATCAGACCCATGTTGCACGCCCACCAGGACCATGTTTGTTTTCTGCCTCTTGTGCGACAAGCTCTTGCTTACGCATAGCATGTTTACGCTGTGAGGCGCCTATTGTCCGTCTCCACCCAGACAGCGCGTGATGACGTACCCATCGACTGAGTGTATCTACTACATAAACGGCACATGCTAGAGAGAGGAGCACATTACTCAGTGCCCCCAACTGGTCCAACTCTTGCTTGTACCCACTCAATATTTCAATCATGTCACGCTCCCGTCTGGTAAAATCCAATTAGTTCCATCGTAAATATTCAAATTGCCGTCAGCGGTGTTAAATATGACAAGACCTGCGGCTGGCGTCAGTGCTCCTCTCGCCGTATCGTCGAGTGACGGAAATTGGAGCGGCAATACTGAGTGATTGTATGTTGATCGCCACTGAAAACTATTCACGCCGCCTGCTATTAAATGGCCAATGTCGGAGCCTGGTAAACTAATTCCAGTATTCGCATCTTGGCCGCGAGAAATTCCTGGTACTGTTGCACTTTGTGTAGAGAGGCCGGCGTATAGTACTGATATGATCTCTGTATACGTACTCTTAAAATTTATGACATACGCTGTTCCACCTTGATTCCTTGTGAAAAATTCATTGCCCCCGACACTACCGTAAAACCCGCATAATCCTGGAAACTTTATAGAAGGTAATGCCGATGTTCCGTCTGGCACAAATAACTGACCAGCAGTTGGGATTGTCACGTCTCCATCATCACTCACCAAAACACTACTGTCTTCAAGAGTATCGCCCGCAGCGCCGGACCATCGTGCTATGCCATTGTCAGTGCTACTCACGAGTCCTGAAATAGCATCTGTCACTTCAGACGCCTCATAATCGTCGGCCACAGCTACGACAGCTCCAGTTCTTCCGAACACAGAGGTTATTGCCTGAGGAGAGGAGCCGTAGTTAACGCCCATTACCCGCCAACCTCTATGTACTGAACGCGCAAAACATCATTTGCTGTGCCCACGACGTAAAAATCTTTTAAATCAAACCAATCGCCCTTGGTGGTTGATGCTATCTCAGAAGGTGTATACGACTTCGTGGTATTGGCGACCAGCGGAATGCCATCGGTTGAGTTAATGTCGCTGCTACCTATATACGCCGATCCTGAGTTGGCGGTTGCCGTATGAAATTCAACCAAAGTGCATTTTATAGAGTTTTCTGTGATTCGACTTGCTGTCCCTGTTATGGTGACCGCTGGTAATATCTTTAGCTTGGCCTGGGCTGACATGGCCTTCCTCCTTAGTAGACCCCCTTGACCTTTTTCTTCTTCGGAGGTTTTTTCTTCATAATTCTGGCCATTGACTTTCTAGCCATTGGTTTTTTCTTCTTCATCATCGGCAAATCTTTTTTACCCATCATCTTCGGATAGCCTGAACGCATCGCCATTATCGCTCCTGTACAATTCGCGCGTAATCAACACTCATCGTTTCGGCAGCAGTCGTACCATTGGTGATTGCCAAAGAGAGTCTCATCTCAGTAGTTGGAATGTTTGTCGTGACAGATCCTTTTTTCACATTATTGACCCAGTATTCAATGAGGCCTGTGCCAACAACTTTAAAACCAACTTTTATGTAGATGCCGTCTGCCATGGTGTGAAGGCCGGTTTCAGCTGATTCAACTGAACTTGCATTAGATGCAAAGTCCAAAATTCCGTCGCCGTCACTTCTAAAGTAAATTCCATTGGCCGGAGCGCTTGCCACAAGCGAGGTGTCTGTTACTGCAAGGCCAACCAACACTGAAGATGAGCTTACATCGCCAACCTTAAATCTAGCTTCAAACCAAATCTTTTTCCCTGCTGCTGGCTTAACGGATTCCCCTACAAGCTGAAGCTGGTCGAGGTCACTTGCGCCGTTATCATTGGTGATAAGCAACACTCCGCCGACTTCATCGGTAATGGCCTCAGAAGCGTCTCCACCACCACCGTCTTCGGTCGTGGTAATCGACCAATCGCCAGCCGCATATTTGAAGAAATCGTCCATGAATTCAGCGTATTTTGACCGATCCGCACCAAACTCGTAATCATCCCACATACTCTCTTGGGATTTATCTTTGAGCCTGAAATAAGGATGCCCAATTTCTAATGACTGAAAGTTCACTTCTTACCCCTTAAGCCACAGGATCGATCAGAGTACCGCCGCCAACAGTAGCGCCAGGACAGTAGTTGTTGACGAACATCGTGGTATATTCAGTATCCTGACCAAACGGTGTCGCCGAAGTTGTTCCCGTAAAAATATTGTTGTAGCAGGCAAACTGTACAGGTGCGGACGTATCCAAAATCAACATCGCAGTGTTTGAGCCGGCATCACCTTGAATATGGTTTTCAGCGAAAACCGTACCTAAAGTCACATGAGTTGAAATGTCGATAGCTGCGGCATCGGCAGCGGTACAATCAAACTCATTGTATTTAATAATGGTTCGGCCTCCGGCTGACGTCACATATCCGACAGAAGCTACGCCGCCAACAAAGTAATTCTTTAAAACTTTGTTGTCAGTCGAGCCGGCTGCGATATCAATCGCGATCAAAGACGCAACACTTGCGCAATCAAAATGACAGTCGTGGATGTTGCAATGATCTCCCGTTGCCAAAGAAACCAGCATCGGAGTGGTTAATTGAGCCGCGTCTCCGAGGAATCTTAGGCCGAAGATTTCGACATTCGCGCCGGTAACAGTGAAAAGATCGACATCCGCGCTGGTTGTCACAACCACGTTCGCCGTACCGTTATCAAGATAAGGCCCGATGCTTAGAGCGGCATCGCTGACTGTCGCGGTTGCAGCCAAAGTATACGTACCTGGCAACATCCTGACCTTATCTCCTACCCCGGTTCTCGCTTTAGTTAGAGCGTCGGCCAAAGTAGTCGGTGTCGCAGGGCTTAATCCGTCCCTGGCGGTCGATCCATTATCACAGTAAAGAGTGATTGGAGTTGTCGCCGTCGGTGTCGCGTCGACACCGTATTCATTATTCCTAACAAGAGTTGAAAGACTTGTCGCGATAACCATTGATGTGCAGGTTAAAAAATTGTTTTCCTGGATAATAGCTTTTGTATGAGCCTGACCGGAATTNATTGCGGCGGCATCCCAGGTGTTTGTGGTAGAGCCGCCATCGAGAATGTTATTTTCAAACAACAGTCCGTCGTTGGTAGATTCAATCTCTAGGAAAGCATCAGGGCCGTTGGCGGTAACTACTGCACGACAACCTCTAACTGTCAGGAAAGCACCGCTTGCCCAAGTGATACACTCAAGATCATTAGCACCAAGATCAAAATGGCAATCTTCAATGGACGCGTGAGCAGCGGCGACATTGATAGTCGCTGTCGCTCCAGCCGTTGCTTCATTGAAATAGATATTTTTAATCAAAACGTTTGCGCCAGTAATGTCAAAACCATCAACAACTCCGTTGATAGTGATTTGCGGACGGTTCGTACCCTCACCAAGACCTATAAGACTGACTCCAGCTACACTAAGCGCCTGAGACGTAGTTAAGGTTGCTGAAGATCCAGCTAAGACATAAACAATGTCGCCGGCCGTGGCTTTGGTAACCATGGCATCGTTGAGAGTGGTTGGAGTTTCAGGAGATTTACCATCCCGAATAGTTGAGCCAAGATCAGTGTAAAACACCTGAGGAGCAGCGGCATTTGACGTAGCGCCCATTAAATACTGGTTGCCCGAACCTACCGATGTGGAAACACTCGTTGCCACAACCATGGCGACGCCGTACATGAATACGTTATCGTCAATAAGGGCGTTGGTATGAGCCTGACCGGAATTTATTGCGGCGGCGTCGAATGTATTTGTGGCTGATCCGCCGTTGAATACGTTCCCTTTGCAAATCAATCCATCGTTTGCAGCCTCGATTTCAAGAGCCGCATCAGGGCCGTTTGCAGTGACGATAAATTCGTTGTCAATGAGCTTAAGCCCTGCGCCAGATGCCCAAGTAATGGCCTCAAGATCAGTGGCTCCACAATCAAATTGACACGCTTCGACCACACAATCCGCAGCTGCGACATTGATGAACGAAGTGACCGCGGCGGTGGATTCGTTGAACAGAATATTTTCAATTTTACAGTTAGCTGCGGTCACGGTAATGTAATCGACCGTAGCCGTAGCACACGAAAGCGCCGGACGATTTGCTCCTCGTCCTCTGCCTTCAATGGTGATTCCCGCCACATCAACCGTAATAGCTGCGGTCAAGGTCTCGGCGTGACCGGGGAGGACGACAATCTTATCCCCACGGCTGGCTGAACATTGTCCAATGGCATAGTCAATGGTCGAAAACGGTTGCAGGATAGACCTGCCAACATCTGGACTATTAACCCCTGTTACAGCTCCTTCGGGAAGGCCCGAGGTCGCGTTGTTGACGTAAAAAATCTCGCCAGTGCCGGACTCGTCCGAACTGCCGCCTGAGCCGCCGGGATCATGACCGACAACTCTGGCATTCAAATGTGTAATTAAATGCGGATCTGCCATTTCGTCTCCTACGGATTACTTCCCCAAACGCCAAACCAGGCGCTGTAACCAACCGAGAAGCGGCATCGCATCTTGGTTTTCACATCACCAGTATCGAAGTCTTGTTCAGACTTGGTGTAAGGTGCGACACGGTTGAATTTCTTTAAGTTGTGCTGAGACTTGTTGGCCAAAGCAAACCATGCGCTGGTTGATGTTAAATAAGGCCAAATAATCGGTTTGTAATTTTCGTGGTAAACGTTAACCGATCGGTTGGCCGTATCCGGACGATCTTGAGATTTAATCAACTCAAAAAGAGTCTGTTTCAAATCCGGCGGAGCAAGGATTGTTTCTGCTTGTAAAAAGACGTTCAGGTTCCGGTCATCCACCTGGTTCATCAGATCAACGTCCATCTCTTTTAATCCGGCCATTGATAAATCAACGTCGGTTGCCGGGCGGTTTCCGTAGGTTCCACCAGTAATCAGGCTGTGAGTAGCATTGAACAGTGAGGACCCGTCTGGTCCGGTATCACCGAAGCCGTCATTAAAGATTGCCGCGCAAACGATCTGTGTCGTTTGATACATCGACATCCCCAGACCTTTATAGGTTTTGGAGATCAGGCCAAACTTTTCGTCCTCGACCATTTCTTCTGAGAACGCAACACCTAGTTTATAAGTGAGGTGGGTGTAAGTTTTGTCGTAACCCTGGGATGGATTTTCGTAACTAAGAGACTCGCCCTCTGCTGACTCAGGGACCGCGCCCACACCAGCGAAAGAGGTATCTTGCTCACCCCATTTACTGGAGCCTTCTTCATTAAAGATTTCAGCTGCAACATCGGGAAGCCTTCCGTATTCATCCATTATAATCATATCCAACAGAGGCAATGCGTCTGATAGGATTAGATCTGGTGCTCCACTTCTTAACATGACATTCCTCCGTTAAATGCCGGTCACGCCGGTATCACTGCGGCCTTGGTGATCGTTGATTTTCACGACCAAACGATTGAACTCGCCGAAAGCATTTTTTGCCGTCCGGTGAAAAGACTTTTCTAATTCGAGAATTGTGAACTGATGACCGAGAGTTACGTCGGCGGAAGATTCATCCAATTCTGCCGTACTACGAAGCCCTGATCCACCGCTTCCGATAAAATTGATATTTAATCCAACAGCTCCAAGCGCTGTCGCGACTCCTGTGCCGTCATCTGTCTGCGCTGAAAACCTCTGCTCTGGGTCGTCGTAGACCTTAATCTTTCCGCCAGAAGAAGCGGCCTTGTATTCAGCCGAAATTCCAATCAGCGCGTTGTCGGTCCCCGCCGTAGCGAGATCCACCCCGCCGGCAACAATTGAAACTGGTGAGCCAATGAATATTTCAGAATTTGAAGCATGGAGATCATGCTCGTTAGCTACCGGCTGACCTTTACTGAATGGGGATTTGAGGGGCTTGAAGCCTGAAGGAATATTTGGGTTAGACATTACCAGCCTCCATATTTGGTCCTGCTTTTTGGGTGAATTTCACGTCACCAGTAATCCGGGCTTCCGGGTCTCCCTGGCGAAGTGTTTTTTGGGCCAATCCACGGGCGTCGCGAATCAAGCGATTCTGAGCTTTGCGTTTGGCGTAATGATTGTGTTCCTTGAAATAGGCGGAAGCTTCCTTTGATCTTTTACAAAGGATCGTGTCACCAAGAGCCATTTGACCGGTTCCCTTGGTTTTAGCCTCTTGTTTGGCGGCGAAGGGATTAAACCAAGTTTCGCCCTTGCGACCCTTGACTACCTCCCAACCCTCTTGGCCGGCCTGACCCTCTTCAACTTGTGCGCGTCTTTTAAAGGCGTAGTCAAAGTTAGGGTCTTTGCCGGCAACAGCTGTTCTTGTATTTCTTCCGGTTCGATTTCCAATTTGCTGTGTTCTTGATTCCATACGAATATGAAATCTCAATTGAAAATGATAATCAATATCAATTTTTCATTTTCTTCAGTCTTTCCGCTACTTTATCACGATCCATTCCGAGCCTCGAAGCGAGATCCAATTGACGACCCGTGATTTCTTTGCCTTGTTCTTTGGTGGAAGTTTTAAAAGAAAACGATCCGTCACGATTGTTCATTTGCCGGGCGTAATCTTCGACGGATTCCTTTTTTAACTGAAGATATTTCGGATTTGAAACTGCCACCGCTCTGGCTGAATCAAGCAATAATCGAGGGTCTTCATTGCTGACGCCGTCTTTCAAGCGGGCTTGCACTTCTTTTTTAACATCAGCTTCAAACTCTTTGGAATAAAGAACTGACTTGTCAGATAGAAATGGAAATTCCTCAAAAGCCTTACTGTCCATGGCCTTCTGTTTTGAAGACACGGATAGAGACTCACTTATTGATCCTTTAATTTTTTCGGTGAGTTTCTTCTCTCTTTCTTCAAGAATTTTTGCCAAATCTTTTTTTGACACGACTAGGTCATCGTCCAGATCATCGTCGTCGTCAGTGTCTGTTTCGGTCTTTTTTGTGGACAAAGACTCGATTTTTCTCTCAATCGAAGAGAATTTATCGTCTACTCCGCTGAACTTTTCACTTAATCCACCGATTTCTTTCTTTACGTTATCAGTGATTCCCTTTGACAGTGCTTCGAAATCAAAATCTTTTTCAGTCATTTGCTTCTCCATCTTTTTCTTTTAAAAGTTCTAAAAGGTTTTGTCTTGTTGCCTTCATTTGGTGCATAAAAGAAATTCCGCCCTGGGATGCCGCCATATCAAGAGCGTACTGCCCCATATCCTTGCGGACAGGCCTGCCGGCAGCATCCACCGTTAAAAAACCAGTAGAGGCCAGCTCGGATTTTTTCCTTTCGTACATTTCTTCCTCAAAATACTCGATCACTCCCCAGTGCTCGGAAGCCATGGCCTCACGAAGCCTGATCGCCAGTTCCTTCTTCTGAGTTTTGTTCATTTCCGCTATTCGCATTCAACTCCCTCGATGTTGTTAGGTTTGGATTATTCCCACCCTGCTGATCGGCGGTGCCTGACATCAGCTGGGTGTTATTGCTTTGTTGTCCTTGCGCTAAGTTCGGAGCTTGTGCCTTGAGTGCTTGGGCGAGAGATAGGTGTTTTTGAATCGCCTGGCCGACTATGTCGGTGAAGTTTTTCACGTACAGTCCTTTAGCGACCGATTCTTGCCACTCACCACTCTCTAGGAATGCCTGCAAATCAGAAGATTTCTGTTCGTGGTTTTCCTGCATACTCATATCCGGGACCATTCCCTGGGCACAAACTTGAATTTCCTGCCAAAGGGTCAGCTCTTTCATGACGAATTGAGGCTTGTCTGTGTATTTTTCTGGGTCTCTGCCATACAACTTCAAAAAATCCGATAGAGAGTTATAAACTCCCTTCGGGGTAACAACTCCGAACTGATGAGCAATTCCAGGCGTTGAAAGGGTTTGATAGATAATGGCCGCATCGTTTTTCTTCATTTCCTCGGAATTTACGACCGAGGCCACGTCGATGCTCACGTCAAGAGAGTCGGTTATTCTAATGATCGAGTTAAAATCCGGTGCCCCTCCAAACTGTTCTTCTACTGCCGAACCCAAAACGCGGGCTTTAAGCGACTGATCAACCCTAAAATCCAAATCTTCCAGGCAATTTACAATCAAGCGTTTAAATTCTTGCGATAGCACCTGAAATCTAGGAACAAATTCATTATCCATTTGCTTAAGCATGGTCAAAATTCCGGAGGTTGACCTCTGAGCCCCCACAACCCCAGGCATTTGTCCCTGAGCAACTGGGCTTGTCGAGTTCATCCGGTCGGCCATTTGCCAATCTTGAGCTTGGTCTTGGAATAAATGAGAGAGGTTTTTTGAAAAATCAAGGATGCGGATATCTTGATTGACATCATCAACCGGAATACCTTTACCTGGAGATAATCTTACTTTCTGGTTATCTAAAGAGGATGTGGAGCGGAACGCAAACATCGGAGCAAGAGAGATTTGCATGTAGTCTTGTTTCATGTTTTCATTCAAATCCATCTTTTCATTCAACTGATACATGAACTCAGGCACCCCTCGGGAGAGCGACTGCCTGGATTTAGGAAAGCAATCGAATTTATAAATTGGTCGATTGTTGGTGGGAGAAATTCTGTTTAGATGAATGGCTTTAACAATCGTTCCCTTTTCGGTCCTGGTAATAACCAAATCCTCGTCAACCCCGTCATCGTCAATATCAAACCTGGCGAAGCAATGCTCGAGCGCCCGCTCTTTGAGCATGTGGGTCATGTTCTTTGAATCAAATCCGGTGAGGTGATCTCTATGTTCCTTAATGGAAGTCTCGGTATTGGTGTCCTGCTTGTCTTCTCCCTTGGCCCGGTCAAAAGATCCTTCCCGGTATTCTTCTTGTAGTTCCTTGATTTTAATTTCAGACAGCGTCGTATCCGTTTGCAGAATGACAAGATCTGGGTAATTCATGTTATTGACTTCTGGTATATCATTTGGAAAGAACGCTCTTTCAAATGGAACTGATTGAAGCTTTGTTCCTTCGAATTCTTTAACGATCTTCTCTACCTCTTTGTAATCGGCGATATTAACCTTTTTCTCCGGAGGTAATGTTGGGTCTTTGTTTTCTTTGGCAATCGCCTGAATCTGCGGGTCGATATCGGCCATTTCCCTCTTCAACTCGTTTGGTTCTATCACTAAGGTCTTGCGTTCTTTTAATAGCCAGTTCTTAAAACACAGTCCGAAGCCAACGGTTACTGTATCAAAACAGGTCTCCCACAAAACCGCCCTGATTCCCTTCTTTTCGTTCATGTAATCCCAGATGTACCAATTATAAAGTTTCTTAAGGGCTGAAACGAAAACGTCGTCCATTTCATCCCTTGGAGTGAAGGTCATCACCTCTGGAGAGGAGAGAATGTTGTAAAGCTTCGCCACTTGAGCTGAAACCATAATTTGGGTTAAAGGTAAATGAATGTTGGAACACCCATCCCACGGACCCTTACGAACATAGGTAATAAAATCGTCATAGTTGAACAGATATTTTTTCTGCCTTTCCATGAACTTTGTTCGAGATTGAATGATGGCTTCTTTTTTCTGATCCAGCCACCAGTTGAGTTCATCTTCTTTTTCAGAAGTGAGCTTAACGTGAAGTCGGTCTATTAACGGCGCTTGCGTCCATTCGTCTTGAAATTGCATTATGCTTCCTTGCTGTAGAGGGGGCCGGGGTCAATGATTCTGGTTTTTCCGCGATAGGTTGGGCGCTCAACCAGGATGTAACGAAGGTTATCCGTCATGTCGTCCCACTTCTTTTCTGGCTCTTCGAGTAAGTTCTGTTTGTCTTTTTTGTCTTTTTTAAATCGTTGGTTGGTCAATTCGCGAATGGTCCGCTTACAATGCTTCATAATGAATAACTTCTGCCCGTCAGGGTCGCCGTGAACTTCGGCTTCGGGGTTTGCTGGATGAGAGTTTTGCAATAATTGGTTAATCAAAATGATTCCTGATTTTTTCTTATTTTTTTTCTGAGCCAGTTTTGTCTTGATGCCTTTGCCTGCCAGCATTTCCCTGGCCGAGTTTTTGGACCAGTCGTCTTCTTGGGCTGAGGTATCAATTAGCCTGTTGACCATTTTGTACTGGGCGCTAATCTCGTCCATGTGTTCATTTAACCCCACCTGGTCACCAGCGGTGATGATCGGACATACGGCGAAAATCTCATTACAGACGTACATGTCGCCCTGGGGGGAGCAGGTGAGGTACAAAACCGCATGAGGTTTGTTCTTGTGGGGATCAGTGGATTCCCACACCGGCCAATGGTAGGGGACATCAAAAGAAGGTACGACGTTGTAGTCGGGATGAAAGGATTTAAACACCTTACCGCGGAGGGAGGCCGGCTTTCCATATCGCCGGGTTTGGATTTCATCCCGTGTTAGTTTTTTGAAAAACTTCCGCTTTTCTTCTTCTCCGAGGAATGTATTGTCATCAGTGGACCCCTCGAAGACATCAATATCATGGTCTTCACCTGCAAGACCCGGTTCATAGATTTCTTCAGTAATCCAAGGCTCCTCAAGGAGGGTCGCGGTCATCCACCACCGGCCGCCAGATTTCATCAACCCTCTAGATAGACCCACCCAAATCTGCCTACGCACAGGTTCGTCAATCCAGAAATAATCAATCGTGTCTCCCTCAAACGAGTCATCATCTTGTTCCGCCGACATCAGGTGAGTGATAGACCCGTTGCGCCAATAAATAGTCGTCGGTATGCCCTGAGTGTTGTTCATGATTTTTGCGATATCCTTGGAGCCAACTACCGACTTAAGTTTAGGAACAATGATCTTCTCAATCCCTTCCTTAAACGACTGGGACGAAACAATAACCCCTTTATTCGGGGTCCTGATTTGACGATATGGATGTTCGCCTAAGGCATAGTGAGCGACCTCACACGCGCCTATGTGGGTTTTTCCCGATTGATTACCAGCTGAAAGAAGTCGGCCCTCAGCACATGATCTTAAAAAAGCATCCTGGAATCCGTGCGTCTCAAGATTCTTGAGGCGGCTCTCGTCCAGAATCTCCTTCTCGTCGATCAAAGTCTGGTAAAGCTTCTCCAGCTTCACTCTCTCCGATGATGAGTCTGTTTGCATTGACGCCTTCCCTGTACCCTAGATCCACTAACAAACGCTCAGTTTGAGACCTCAAATGCTCCATCGACATCTCGTTGGCGCTTAGATTCATATTCAACTGCCGGTTCACAGGCTTGCCGTGAGCCCTATCCAAAATCTCCGTCGATGCCCGAGTTCTGTCCGAGGACGACTTGCCAAACCGAGATTCAAAAACCAACTGCTTGGCCGCCTGAGCCGAAAAATCCCGGTAAATGTCCTGAGCCCTTGAGTACCCCTGAAGCTCTTCTAAAAGCTCCATCTGCTCGCGGACCCGCTTGGCCTCTTCCTCATCGATCTCACCCCTAAAAGGCTCACGCTCGACCAAATGAGCTTCGTCACGGGCTCTTTGAATTAACTTCTTGATCCCTGACTCTTCCAAAACCTAAACACCCGCCATACATTGCCATATAAAAAATACATCAAACGAGAACGATTATCAAATTCATTTAATCGTAACCACTCTAAAATACTGTGCATTCTCTTAAAACAAACAAATTCAAGACCTTTGGATTGGATAAATAACCACGACGCAATGCGGGGTAATACAGAAAGTTGGAAAATCTCTTGGGGGTAGGCCTTTGTATGCGCGCGCGATCAGAGTCCACACCCCGGCCACCTGCGATCAACCCAGCCAGCCAGACGGTCTCATCTCGAATACATTGCATATGAGATGGTATATAGTGACTGACATAGCTCAGCGATCAACCCAAACATTAACCTCGCCGAGCATAAATAAGAGCGTGCGTCCATGCCTAAGTTCATAATACATGTGTATATTGAACGAGTAAAACAGACGGTTCGGACCTAGTTAAATCAGCTAGTTACGACTCAGTTTTTGAGGGGGTATTTTGAACGACTGTTGTCTCCGCCCCGTGGGCACATGAGACGAGCTGTCACTAGGTTTGATCTGGCTCAGATGCTCTTGATCTCTATTTAGTTTGATGCACTGTTGATAAATTGAACGATATTAGGTTTTTTATTATATAGCTGGATTCAATATTAAAATCTTGATGAACTCAATCTCTCAGGAAGTTGCCTATTCAAACCCCTCTTAATTTGCTCTCCACCACTTAATTTAACGCAAATAGCTACTTATCTTCTCCAGATGTCTTATCGCTCTCCACTTGGTGGAAGAATTCATACTGACTAAATGGCTCTATCCTGTCTATGCGGCTTACGCCGGTCTTGGTGTCGATAGTGACCTTGTGGATACTGACGCCGAAGAACAGGGCATCCTCTGCTAGTTGGTTTTTGACTTCGATTAGTTCTTCTGGTGTTTGAGTCATCTCAACCCTTCTTACCTGACCTTCTCTTCTCACATTTATGCATCGCTTTATCTTCAAATGTTTCTGCGCTTATCATGACTCCAGCCACCTCTAGGACGTCTGGGAGTATCCACCACTTATCGGCGATCTTCTTCTTGCAATATGGGCAGTGATACGGAGAAACCGTCATGTCTTAACCCTTTCTTAACTTAACGCTGCGCTCTTGCTGTAGCTTACCGGCTCTTTGTATCTAGCTCTCTCTGCGTCCATCTCTAGCTTCCATTGGTCATATTGCTTAATGGTCTCGATGCGCTCATAGATTAAGTAGCCCCCACCGAGTACCAGCATTGAAGCTAACAAAACCCATAGTGCTGTCTCTTTTATTTCATCGCTCCGCCGGCTCATTGCTTCCCTCTCCTGCTTTTTACTCGCTGCGCTTGTGGTCTTGGCCCTTCAGTTCATCTGCTTCCCATGGGTGGACTGGATAAAGCTTGTCTGTTACGTGTGTGTTATCGAACGCTGAGTACTCGATAAAGTCTTCTCGGCTTATCTTTCCCTCTTGAGCGAGCTCCCACTGTACTTTTTTATAATACTCCACCCAATCCTCAAGTCGATCTAACGCCCATGTTTTACCGGCTGCCATTGGGCCGAGATGTCGAATCAATTCTTTCCCGATTCCGCTTTCATCGATCTTTTTGGCGAGCTCCATTTGATTGTCGGTGGGTTTGTGGTCGCTGAATTGTAGCCATTCAACAAAATTAAACGGTCTTTTGTTCATTCCTTCACCATTTTCAGCGGGTCTAGTCTCTCCCGAACCAACTCTTTGGTGCTCACCTTGTAGTATTTCCGCTCATACGATACGCCGTAAATCATCCGATCCATTTCTAATTGGAAGTCTATGTTCTGGCTGAGGTCGTCGTAAAGCGGTCCCCAGCGCTCTTTTAGGGCATCGATAGCTTTCTGACAGTGGTTTTCAATTTGCTGGCCGCTGCTTGATTTTGCAAAACCCTTTTTTTGTTCATCTTGTAGTTTTGCTCCGATAATGTTTGCAGCTAGGTCAAATGGATCTAAATAATCAGTAATCGGTTTCATTCTCCACCCCAATATCCCACCCAATCGCAGCGCTTTATTCCCTGCTCAGGCTCGCAGTTGACTGACTCAATAGGGATCGAGTGCGGCAAATCAATCTCAATTTCGTCTTCGTTGATTTCTCTTTTGGCTAGCCCTTCGATTTGGATGTAAGCCGCCTTTTCTTTGTCGATTTTCACAATCTTCAGCTTCATTTGCACATCTCATCACGCATAGTCATTCCACCACTTTACAACTTTTTTTCACTTTTCTCAAAATAACTCTTTACTTATCGTTCAAAATACCGTTTAATAATTATCAAGCGACACTAACAAAGAAGCTTTGAAAGGATAACAAAATGACCAAGAAAACGCTAACAGCCACCAAATTTACTTTACCATCTCGAATTAAACGCGTTTCCAGTCTAAAATAATGCTTGATTTATATCGTCACATCGACGATACTATGTATGTAGCGGCGATGATGCCGCAAGAAACTGGAGAGAGAAATGAAAACTGCAATCGGCAACTGGGAAAACCATTTTGTAACGACAATCAACTGCGACAAAAACGACACTATTACGCGACGACAATGGGCTAACGCGTGCAAGCGGATGCGCGTCAGCCCGTCCGCAGAACCGCGATTTGTTCCGGTTGCGGGGGCGAAAATTGAGCACATTGAAATAATAGAAAAACGCCCCAAATGATTGGTTGAGGCGACTATAAGTCAATCAAACACGAAACAAAACGGAGAGAGAAGTGACTCGAATTGTATTACTCCAAAAACACCTCGACACAGTTGTTGAGCAAATGCGTAAACTTGGCGCGCCAACGATCCGAGCCTATGACCTGGGAGAGGACTAATCATGCCTAGCCCCTTAGCCCAAACCATCAAAAACCTCCGCAAATCCCGCTCTCTCACGCTCGTAGCTTGGGCTGAGCGGTGCGGAGTGACCCAGCCTGTGGTCTCAGATTGGGAGTCAGCTCGGCGGCGGATGAGTCCGGAGGTTTTTTCTCGGATTCGGCCTGAACTGTCAAAATCAGAGATTGCAGAATTTAAAAAAGCGCTCACGCGTGGTGCGTGCGCGGAATATGGATTGTAAATTTTAAAACAGGAGAATGAAAAATGCGCAAAATAGAAAAACATGAACTGAGCAGGGCACATGAAATCTTGAAAAATGAGGGACTATTGTTTGAACTGCACGGAGTGCCGGAGGGTGTCGATTTTGTTGAATGGGATATGTACGGCATCGATGACCTAGGGTTTTTATGCGTCAATAGCGAAATGCCACATTGCCCGCCGAGATGGGAGTGCGTTGGAATTAAATTATGAAAAACCAAAAATGTCGTCATCCGAGCTGCAAAAACATCGTTAACCCGCGCGTGCAATTGTACTGCGATGCGCACGGCGGGGTTTTGTTCCGACGATCACTAAGAAAGTGGAGCAAAAATGAGTAAAATTAAGGAAAAGCCGCGTGTCGGCATTTACACTCGCGTGAGCACAGACATGCAGTCCACCGAGAACCAGCTAAACACTATCAAATCATACTGCGAGGCCCGTGGCTGGACCGACGTCAAACACTATGACGACGTAGGCATCTCGGGAACCACGGCAGATCGGCCGGCGCTGAAACGTCTCCTGACTGACGCCAAGGCACGCAAAATCGATATTGTGGTCGTGGTGAAGCTGGACCGGCTCTTTCGATCCCTGCATCAACTCATTGAAACCCTCAACGAGTGGTCGTCTATCGGAGTCCAGTTTGTCGCCGTCAATGACCAGATTGATTTAACCACAGCCGCCGGCCGATTGATGATGCAAATCATCGGGGCTTTTGCAGAATTTGAGTCAAATATCATACGCGAGCGTGTCACGGCTGGAGTCCGGGCGAAAAAAGAAAAAACAGGGAAGTGGGGCCGACCGACTTGCGACGAGACCACTGTAGCTAAAATCAAAAAACTCAGGGGTAATGGTTTGTCAATGGGAGATATCGCAAAAGAATTAGGCATTTCAAAAGGAACGGTATTCAATCACTCAAAGTCCGAGTAGTGGGTCAACTGACCAACTAACGGTTAGTCAGGCCCTCTCATCCACAACGTAGGTTGCGCCTCTAAATCGCTTTATCTTGATCCGATAAGAGCCAGAGCCGTACCATTTACCAAAGATAAATGGTAAAACCAGCCACTTCACCCACCATTTCGGCAAATGGCATTTACCCTTCTTGCACAGCGTGGCTAGGTTTTTAAAAACGACCATTTCTTTTTCGCTTAATATTCTGTCACTCCAATATGGGTATGCGCGGTCCCAGAAAACCAAATAGCCGCCAGGGTTGGCGTACGCTGACCCAAGCTGTTTGATGCATCTTTCTGACAGAGCGCCGTCTTTCGGTAGAGACTGTGGATATGGGCAGCTGATAAGAAATGCGTCTTCATTCATTTTTTAACCTCGATCCCGACGTTAATTCATACTCCACATAACTCACACCAGGCGGAGGGGTCGCCGACCAATTGATTTCACTCTCTCGAAAAGCCCGCCCAATGAATCCTTTTTCAATCCTGACGTACAGCTTGCTTGGGGCACACTCAAAACAATACGGAATCTTCGCGCTGACAATCTCTTTGCCGCAGATCAGACAGGCATAACTCGCTTGATTTTCAACGAATTCAATCAGGTCTGCGTGCAAACAATCACGTTCGATTACTGATAGGTCCGGGTTTCTCTCTTTAATTCTCTGGTAAATATAATCAACCATCATGCGGGAGAGTTTCACATTTCCATCTATTTCTGCAATTACTTTTTCTAAATCTAATTTTCTGTACGCGCTCATCACTTTCTCCACTCCTGCTGAAACGCTATGTTGGCTATCCGTTGGGTAGTTCTTTCGCGGATTTCATTGATATGGTCGTTAGTTACCATCTTGAAATTGAGTAAATCTATCTGCGCCCTGTATGCCGGTTCCGTTATGCAATGGCAAAGCTCATGAACGATAATGTGCTCTTGGTCCGCTTTGTATTTACGCCAAAAACTCTCGTAAACGGTGATCGTGCATTGCATGTAAGTTGGGTTCGGAGAACTGGTTGCAATCGCCCCGCTCTCACTTTCGTCCCCTTCACCATAAGCCGCAAAGACAAACCATTCCCCTAAAAAAAGTCGATGCTTCCATTTTTTGATCATTCTTTGCAGCGACAGTCTTTGTTTTTCAGTGACCTTCACAGCGCCACCGCTACAATCTCCTGCCCCTCGCGGAACATGCATGATAAAAGCTTGCCGGCGTCGTCAATGCAGATTTTATTGAACTGACTCAGCCGCTTCTTATCTTCGACCGCCTCGAAGAACGTCACTACCCGAACCAATTCTTCTGGAGTGAATTCATACTTCTTAGCTATGTCGTACTTTACAGCATCCGAACTCACCACCAGGCAATTCTTGCTGTCTGCTCGAAACATATTTATGAGTATTGTCTGGTCTCTATGTGCCTTACTTAAGATTTTCACTTTTCCCCCGGCTGAGTCAGTTCTTTGTAGTCGTCTTTGATTTCATCCTCATTTTCTTGCCACGAGTACAGGACTTTTCCACTGTCAACGGTGGCGACCATTGGTACGTATAAATCATCTGTCTTACCGATCGCTTCGGCATCCTTCAGGCTCGTTTTTAAGCTCACTTCTTGCCTTCCGCCAATATCCCCGCGATTGCTTTCTCGGTTCTTCTGTTTTTCAATTCTTTAAGATTCCAATTAAAAGCCTTTAAGAAAAAACTTGACCTTGATATTTCCCTGCCCGCCTCATTCTTTGCTGTTGCATCTGCCAGCAGCGTGTCGATAGCTTCAATTAAAACCTTGGTTTCTCGAAATGTAGTGATTGATCTCGCCTCACCATCCCAGGGGTCGAACCTGTCGGCCAGAATCTCAATCATTTCCTGTTCACTCGGGAGCTTTTCTAGGTAGTCGAGATAGCGCCAAATCGATTCTTTAAAAAACTCGGTGCGAGGAACCTTGGCCATCGTCGCCGCTTCAATCTTACTCAGCTGATGATCAATGGCTTTAACCAGCGCATCTGGGATCTTAAATGAGGTCATGTGATATTCTTCAGTCATCATCGGTCGTTGATGGATTCCATTCGTGTTTGGGGTCGAGAACAAAGCAGGGGGAAGTCGGCACTTGTGTTGAAGTATCGTGGAGCCACACCAACCACCCCCCAGGGGTTTTCATTTTATTCATTTCCACGCCGTCGCTTAGGGCATCTGTGTGGATTTGTGTAATGGTGGAATCGATTTTAGCCACCGACGACCTCTAGCTTCGTTTCCAAGCGATCAACTGGAATGTCGATCACTCCGAAAATGTCGGCGATGTGAAGGAGGACTAACAAAGTCTTGTCTTTCACGCTATGTTCGAATGTACAAAACGCTGGCAAACTAACATCGAATGGGGTTGTGTTTGAAAACGCCACCCGCTGACCAGCTTTGTAAATCTCCGCCAACTCAAGATCATATGGCTCTCGCTCTATTTTAAAAGGGCTCATCTTTCTTATGACTCCAGTGCCGGCATACTTCGCGCCCATATCGCGGACACCGCGTGGCAGATGAAGCCGTCCCATTCTCTCACCAGGCACATCCTTTTCTATCAGCACAAGACCCGGCGCAGGCGTGTACCACCATATAAAATCTTCTTTTTTGATTATAAGCTGCTCTTCCACTCAACCTCCATATAAGCCTCGATCTTCTCTAGCACTCGAATGATTTGATGATTTATTTTTTCTTGCTCAGGGATGTAGTCAGACAAATTATCAAAGCTCCGACGCTGATTGATTATCTCTTTCAGATTTTTGAGAGCGTTTTTTACGTTTTGTCTTGGCACCAGCTTGTGATCGTAACCACTTTTCGTATTCATGAACGTCTTCTTCTGTGATTAGGTTTGCTTTTAATAGAGAGAGCTTCGCTAATTTACTCACTCTGTTTCGAAGAAAGATCTGCCGAACGGCATAGAAACTCATGTCAGAGGCTACGCAGATTTTTTCTCTGGTTAGACCATTATCGATGAGTTTTTGAATCTTCGCTGTGATCGGGTTGATCTCTGTCAAGATGCTTCCTGGTTGAAAATGATTATCACTTTCAATTATATTGTGTTTAATTTGAGTTACAAGTACTTGATACTGTTTTGCACACAGCATTAACACTTTTATCTGGCTCGACGAAAATCCCGTCTGTTTGAAATACTCCGGCGCATTTCATGTTGTTGTCCTCGATCACTTTCATAAAACCTGCGATGATTTTTTGCTTTTCCTGGTATGTGAATTCGTGGAAGTTTTCTCTCGCAACAAAGAGTTCGATTTTTAGGTACTTCACCAGTCAATTCCTTTCAAAAGCGCCGCCGCTTTGTTTTCATAATACTCAGCCATTTCCAATAGTTCAGAGTCTGTAAACTTTCGCTGCTGATGTCTTAGACCTCTCAATCTATCAATTTCTTCTCTTCCGTATGTTTTCTCCATGAATACGAAATACTCTGGACCGTTGCCTTCATTGTAATTGCACCTCGCACATTGAGCGTGGACTCCATTTTCTTCGAAAAGAATTGAATTACATCGGCTTGGGATAAAGTGACCAGCCTGCATGTCTTTCCAGTGCTTCTTTTCTTTGCAGGTTACACACTCAGCAAATCCGTAACCGTCTGACGCTTTAAGTCTTATGTACTTAGAAAACCAATCCCAGGCTTTTTTCTTAAGCCATCGTTTAGATTTCTTCTTTTTCTTTCTTGGCTTTGGAGCGGGGTTCATCCCACAACCCTTTCCCCTGCTATTAGTTTTTGATTTGCGTTCAAAGGCACCGTGTTAAGTGCGGTGCTCACGCGATTTTGTAGCGTCTTCCGCCAATAATGAAACGTCGATCTCTTGATTCTGTAAGCGCTGCAAACATCCTGAAGCCGGGTTCCTTCTTTTAAGGCTTCCTCAATTTTACGTACAACCCGCTCTTTGTGTTCGGTCGACGGTCTTCCCCGCATTATTTTCATCGCGCCAACTCCTTTTCTAAATCCTGTGCGATTTTATTCAGCCAAGCTTTTTGGTTTTCGCTGAGCCCGATGTTCAGCCTAGTTTTGTTTTTCTCCCAAAAACTCTCTACCTCCCCCCAATAATCGCTTTTTCCAGCTCGTAAATGGATTTCGTCGGCGTCGAGTTGATAAACCTGTTCGACTGTAAGCGCGTCTTTTGCGTTCATTCTAATCCCCCTGATTTTGTTGCTTCGATCTGCTTTAAAATATCGATGTCTGCGACCAGCGTTAGGTTTCTTTCAGGCGCCGATATCGCCGCTTGAATCGCCTCTGGCGCGTGCTGCAAATGACCCTTGATGATTTCCCGCGCTTGCGCCTGGAAGGTCGATGGGTCGGTGCTGACTCCCATAGTCTCGCAGACGTAAGACCAGCCGCCCATCCGCTGCACAACACCCCATCCGACCTCGCCGATGTAATCCCTGGCTTCGCTTCCGTTCGGATAACCGAATTTTGGAACGGAGCCAACAATTCTGGCTGCGATTTCGCGGGCTACGAAATCATCGTCTGGCTTTGGATCGGCGATTTTGATGAGGTCATATGGCATCGGTGGCTTGCGGTTATTACCTCGCCACTTCGCCCAAGCTGCGCTCAATTGGTCGAACGTGAAGTCAACCACGTCCTGTGCGTAAATCAGGGCGTTTTCTTTGACAATCTGGGTTTGGTGATACTGGTAAACTTGGACCCACCATTTCGCTAATTCAATCTGCTTCTGCATTTTTCATCCCCTCCAGTTCAAAAAAAGCTTCTTTGTTTGCGTCAAAAGTTTGTTGCTGAAAAGTTTTTGGACTGCCCCTGGCCGTCCCGTCGTACTTCCCTTCGACCGCCCGGATTCTTTTCGATTCGTTCAGCCAATCGTCAAAGCCTGGTAGCCATTCCTCAGTACAAAAACGACTTGAAGTGAATTTCTTTAACGCGTCGACCCAGTGAGTTCGGTCGGGGTAAAGTTTGATTTGAGCCCTGGCTTTGTCTTCCCTGGATCGCCCAAGAGTTTTGCATTTTGGTAAAGGGCCGCAGTTGGAATTCCAAAGTTCGCGAAGATCAGCCGGCCGGAAAGCCGGGGTCCCGTCCCGTCCCGTCTCGTCCGTCTCGTCCGTCTCGTCCGTCCGTCTCGTAGGGCACGTATCCGTACGTACACGGTCGTGCGCGTTCGTGGACGTTACGTTGTACTCTATCACCTTTAAATCGTTTAGTTTTTCGACTGCGCTAAAAAGAGAGCCCTCATCGATGCGACTTTTGACCGCATGCGCCGGGTAAATGGTCACTGCGCCATTTTTGTTTTCATTTGATGCCATCGCCAGTATGTAGACCCAGGCGAAAAGTTCCGGGCCGGTCAGTTCGGTGAATTTTGGATGATCAAAAATATTGTGATCTAAGCGAAACCAACTCGATTTTTTAACGTCAGCCCTCGGATTGAATTCATCCCAGTTTTTGACCTGAATTTCAATTGTCCCCATTCCCCTGCCTTACTCATCGCTGCCGACTCCTGCCGTTACCCGCGCCTAAATCCGAGCGCTTGTTGATAAAAAGAGCTGATAATTTAAAAAGCGAGCCCGATCTCGGGCTCGTAACATTTGCCGAGTATTAACCGTAACCGTCACCGTAACCGTAACCGTAACCGGAACCGTCACCGTCACCGTCACCGTCACCGGAACCGTCACCGGAACCGGAACCGTAACCGGAACCGGAACCGTAACCGTAACCGGAACCGGAACCGTAACCGGAACCGGAACCGTCACCGTCACCGTCACCGTCACCGTAACCGTAACCGTAACCGTCACCGGAACCGTCACCGGAACCGTAACCGGAACCGTCACCGGAACCGTCACCGGAACCGGAACCGTAACCGGAACCGGAACCGTCACCGTCACCGGAACCGGAACCGTAACCGGAACCGGAACCGTCACCGTCACCGTCACCGTCACCGTAACCGTAACCGTAACCGTCACC